GAGCTGTTCGCCCGCGAAACCCGCCCCGGCTGGGACTGCTGGGGCGACCAGGTCAGTCGGTTCGGGGAGGCATCATGAACCGCTACCTAGCCATCGCCGCCGCTTGGGCGGCTGTCGGCGCGGTCGGCGTCGCTGAGGCTTGGCACCATCCCCACGTGGACGGCGCCGTGATCCTGGCCGCCCTGGCCCTGTGGGCCACCTACCGACTGATGAGGGGAGCGTGATATGGCCAATCTCGATGACGTCAAGCGCCGGCTGGCGGCCCTGCTCTCGATGACGACGGCGGCTGGCTGCACCGAGGCCGAGGCCGAAGCGGCCGCCGCCAAGGCAGCCCAGTTGATGCGGCAACACGGTCTGGAGGCAGCGGACCTGGTGATGGGATGCGAAGCGGTCCCGTGCACCCGGCGACCGACCGTGGTCCACGAACTGTGGAGTGTGCTCGCCGCCCTGACCGGCTGCACCACCGTGCGGGACGCCGCAGATGGGACGCTGTCATACGTCGGCCGCCAGCCGGGGCCGGCGGTGGCCACCTATCTTCACGTCTTCCTCCACCGGCACATCGAGGCGTCGACGGCGGCCTATCGCCGGTCTGCACAGTACAAGCGCCGGGCACGGGGCGCGCCGCGTCGCCGGGCCTGCGAGGCCTTCCGCACCGGCATGGTGGAGCGCCTGCAACTGGCCCTGGTGGTCCACTTCGGGGCGCCCGACATGGCGCGCATCGAGGAGGCCCGCGACCATGTACAGCGGCTCTACGAGGGCCGGCCGCCGCGCGGCGGACGAGATCGAGTTGCGACAGGGGCTGGATGGGGACGACAAGAGGCTGCTGTCATGACCGCCGCCCGCAAGTACACCCCGACCCCCTTTCGGAAGCAGCTGTATGCCAAGGTCCAGATCGCCCGGAAGCAGCTCAGCCTGGGCGAGGACACCTATCGCGCCCTGCTGGAGGGGCGGTACGGGGTCGAGAGCCTGACCCAGCTCAGCGGCGGGCAGCTGGTGGACTTGGTGGAGCATCTCAGGTCCCTGGGGTTCAAGCCGGCCAAACGACCGCCGGCCCGGGCGGGCACGCGGCGGCCGCTGGCGGATGGAGACGAGGCCCGCAAGGTGCGGGCGTTGTGGTTGTCCCTCTACCATCTCGGCGTGGTTCGAGACCCCTCTGAGACGGCTCTGGAGAGGTTCCTGGAGCGGCAGTCCGGCGGCCGTGGGAAGGGCGTACCCAAGCTGCAGTGGATGCGGTCCGCCCAGGCCCTGAAGGTGATCGAGGCGCTGAAGGCGATGGGTGCCCGCCCGGTCGAGCAGGGCGGCGGTGGGGTCGACTGGGCGCCGTATCGGGTGCGCGGCGAGATGCCGGGCGAGGTGCGTGTGGTCGAATTTCCGCGCCGCCGGGTGGTCGAGGCCCAGTGCAAAATCCTCGGCATCACCCTGCGCGAGGCCGAGCAGGCCGGTCGCGACGGCGGCCCCCGCCAGGCTGGGTTCGCGTTCTACGCAAACGCCGACTGGGACCGGCTGATCGAGCACCTGGGCGACCGCGTCCGCGCCGCGCGAGGGGGCGATGACTGAGCGTCACGACCTCGAGGAACTGCCCGGCGTGTTGCGGCAGATCGCCGAGATCGCCGGCGCCCCGGCGGCCCTGGCGGTGGCGGCCGCCAGAGGTGGCCGGCGTGTCTATGTGCCCACCCCGGACGCGCTGGCGGCTGGGCACTGGCTGGTCGAAGCGATCGGCCTGGAGCCGGCCCGCCGGGTGGCGGGGGGACTGGGGGCGGGGCATATCGACCTGCCACTGGGGCCACTCGCCAACGGGGCTCGCGTGCGGGCGGCGATTCGCCAGTCGCTGCGGGCCGGGCACTCGGCCGCCGAGGCGGCTGCCCTGAGCGGGGCCCACGTGCGCACCGTGTGGCGCCACCGGGCGGCACAACGAGACGACGACCAGGGCTCGCTGCTTTGAGCTTGTCCAGGCCGCCAAATCTGGGCGATGCTGCCGGGACTGACTGAAGGCACCGCGCCGGACTGGCAACTGTCAGGGCTCCCCCTTCCGCCCGAGGACCGCAGACTGCACCCACCGACCAATCGGAGGGATCAGCCGTGTCCTTACCCAGAGGCATCCGAAACCACAACCCGGGCAACATCGAGCTGGGCGCGCCCTGGGAGGGGCTGGCGGCCGAGCAGACGGACGGGCGGTTCTGTCAGTTCACGAGCCCCAAGTGGGGTATCCGGGCCATCGCCCGCATCCTGATCACCTACGCCGACCAGCGTCGCGCCGCCGACGGCAGCCCCATCGACACGGTCGCCGAGGTGGTCGCCAGATGGGCGCCGCCCGTGGAAAACGACACCGGCGCCTACACCCGCCACGTCGCCGCGCGTCTGGGTGTCGGCCCCGACCAGATCATCGAGATCAAGCGGGCCGAGGTGATGCGCGGCTTGATCCGGGCCATCATCGCCCACGAGAACGGGCCCCGGTTCGCCGACTACTACTCCGACGCCGAGATCGACCAGGGCATGCGCCTCGCCGGCGTCGACGTGCCGCCGAAGCCGCTGGCGAAGAGCCGCACCATTCGGGCCGGGGCCGCCACCACGGCCGCCACCGGTCTGGCCGGCCTGGCCGAGGTGGCCGATCAGCTGGCGCCCCTGTCCGGCCTGGCCGCGCAGATCGCCGGCGCCGCGCCCGTGGTGCTGGTGATCCTGGTGCTGGTCGGCGTGGGGTACATGGTCTGGTGTCGGATCGACGACCAGCGCACCGAGGCCCGACCGTGAGTTGGCTCGCCACCCTGTGGGGCGCCGCGTCCGGCGTTTGGCGGCGGCTGGCCCTGATCGCCGCCGCCGTGCTGGCGGTGGCGCTGGTACTGGCCCGGGCGCGGCGGGACGGCGCGGTGGCCGAGCGGGCCGCCGCCCGGGCCCGCATTCTCCGAATCAAGGAAAGGCAACAGGATGCGCGGGCTGCTGTTCCCCGTGATCGCCGTGGCGTGGCTCAGCGCCTGCGCGACGGGTCCTTCTGACGACGCGGCGGCCTCGGTCTGCCCGCGCCTGATCCCCTACTCGGCCGCCTTCCAGGCACAGGCGGCCGACGAGCTTGAGGCGCTGCCGCCCGGCTCGGCGCTGGAGGTGCTGGTGGCCGACTACCTGGTCACCCGCGATCAGCTGCGGGTGTGCCAGTAGATGGACAGTGGGGATTGGGCCTCCCAGTTGGCGGAGGCGGACAGGGAGCGAGCGGTGGAAGTGTGGCGCAAATCGCAATTGGACCGCCCGGCTGGTGACGGCATCTGCCAGAGCTGTGACCGGCCGATCCCGGCGGCGCGCCTGGCCGCCCTGCCCACGGCCACCCGCTGCGCCCCGTGTCAGGCCGGATGGGAGGAGGAGCGGTGACGCCATCGGACATCCTGCCCTGGATTTCAATCGCCAGCGTGGCAATCAACGCCCTGCTGGGGCTGGCGATGTGGGGTATCCGCAACGGGTTTGCCAGCAAGAAGGAGCTGCACGGCCTGGAGCGGAGCCTGCTTGAGATGAAGGCCGACATGCCTCTGCACTACGTCCGGCGGGAAGACTACGTCCGCAACCAGACGGTCATCGAGTCCAAGCTCGACGCCCTGGCCCTGCACCTGCAGCAAATGAAGGATCGCCATGGTCAATCTTGATCCGGCCCGTGTCCGGCGTGAACAACTCCGCTGGATACTCATCCTGGCCATGTACAACGCCCAACCACAGGAGCTGCAGGAGTCGGTCATGCTGGCCACGGTGCGGGCGATCTACCCCGACGCCACGCCCCTGGAGCTGCGCAAGAACCTGGACTACCTGGCCGACCGGGATCTGGTGGAACTCCGCAAGGAGCCGAGTGGAGTGTGGTGGGGCAACCTGACGCGCGTCGGCACCGACATCGCCGAATACACCTGCGACTGTCAGCCCGGCATCGCGCGCCCCCCGATGTATTGGTGACGCCATGGGGCGTCGATCCAGTATCGAAGGGCTGCCGGATGAGGTTCGGGCCTGGCTTGACCGCGCTCTGGCCACCGAGAATTTCAGCGGCTATCAGCAACTCGAGGCCCTGCTGCGCGAGCGCGGCTACGCCATCAGCAAGAGCGCCATCCATCGCTACGGGCAGAAGCTCGACCGGCGCCTGGCGGCGATCCGCGCCAGCACCGAGGCTGCCCGCCTGCTGGCCGACTCCAGCCCCGACGACAAGGACGTGCGCAGCGAGGCTCTGACCGCTCTGATCCAGTCCGAGCTGTTCGAGACCATCGTCAACCTTCAGGAGGCGAGTGAAGAGGAGATCGACCCGGCCGACCGGGTCAAGCTTCTGTCCGGGGCGGCCAAGAACATCGCCACCCTGACGCGGGCCAGCGTGAACCTGAAGAAGTTCCAGGCGGAAGCCGAGGAGCGCGCCCGCAAGGCGCTGCTGGAAGAGCAGCGCGCCAAGCTGGCCGAGATGGGCGCCGATGGCGTGGTCACCGACGACACCATGGCGGCGATCCGCCGCAAGCTGGGCATTGAAGCATGAGGAAGGGGGCGGCCAAGATCATCCCGGTCAACCCGGACGCGATCTTTCTGCCCAGCCAAGCGCGCTGGATCGCAGATAGAAGCCGCCTGAAGCTGATGGAAAAGGCGCGCCAGATCGGCATCTCCTGGGCGACGGCCTATGCCGCGTCCGAGCGCACCGCCGTCAAGGGCGCCCGGCACGACCAGTGGGTCAGCAGCCGGGATGACCTGCAGGCGCGGCTGTTCGTCGAGGACTGCAAGACCTGGGCGGGCATCCTCGAACTGGCGGCCTCGGACCTCGGGGAACGGGTCATTGATGAGCGGGCGCGCATCTCAGCCTATGTGTTGGAGTTCGCCAACGGCCGGCGCATCCACAGCATGTCGAGCAACGCGGATGCCCAGGCCGGCAAGCGCGGCGGGCGCATCCTCGATGAGTTCGCCCTGCATCCAGACCCCCGCAAGCTGTGGTCCATCGCCTACCCGGGCATCACCTGGGGCGGCAACATGGAAGTCATCAGCACCCATCGCGGCAGCGCCAACTTCTTCAACCATCTGGTCCGCGAAGCCCGCGAGGCCGGCAATCCGAAGGGACTCAGCCTCCATCGCATCACCCTGCAAAACGCCCTGGACGAGGGCTTTCTGTTCAAGCTGCAGCAGATGCTGCCGGCCGACGACGAGCGGCAGGAGATGGACGAGGCCGCCTACTTCGACTGGGTGAAGTCGGGTGCGGCGGACGAGGAGAGTTTCCAGCAGGAGTACATGTGCCATCCCGCCGATGACGACGTGGCCTTCCTGGAATACGACCTAATCGCCAGCGCCGAGTACCCGAGCGATGCCGACTGGACGGCGTCGGAGCGGGGCCGCCTGTTCGCCGGTGTGGATATTGGGCGCAAGCATGACCTGACGGTGCTGTGGGTGGTCGAGCAGCTCGGCGACGTGCTCTACACGCGCCACGTCGAACGCCTGAAGAACATGCGCAAGGCGTCGCAGGAGGCCGTGATCTGGCCATGGCTGGAGCGTTGCGACCGGTGCTGCATCGACGCCACGGGCCTGGGTATCGGCTGGGCCGACGACGCCCAGGACAAGTTCGGCGCGGCCCGGGTGGAGCCGGTGACCTTCACCCCGAAGGTCAAGGAAGCGCTGGCCTATCCGGTGCGTTCCCGGATGGAGGAGAGGCGCGTCCGGATTCCCTATGACCCCGTCGTCCGAGCCGATCTACGCCAGGTCACCAAACAGGTGACCGTCGCCGGGAATATCCGCTTTGCCGCCGAGCGGACCCCGGACGGCCACGCCGACCACTTCTGGGCCCTGGCGCTGGCAATCGAGGCGGC